ATACAGCATCATCAAGGAAGAATACGCCACACGCACACAAGTTCCATTCAGTGACAACACTTCGTTTGAAACTGAAGGGCAAGACATTCTTGATTTCACAGCCATTAATCCTTTTGGTGAATATTAATGTTTAAAGGACAATATTTCTACCATCAACATATTCGCAAGGCGATTATCGCCTTTGGTACCTTGTTCAACAACATTCAGCTTCGTCGAACTGATGAAAATGGTGATGTACTTCAAAGTTTATTTGTACCATTAAGTTATGCTCCCAAGCAAAAATTCATTGACCGTATTCGAGAAGTTCCCACCGTTGATGAAACACGTAGACCTTTTGCCATCACGTTACCACGTATTGGATTTGAAATCACCAGTTTCAATTATGATGCTTCACGAAAACTCACCATGACACAAACGGTGCGTTCGGTAGACACAGCAGGCAATACCAATACAGGTGTGCGTCATGCCTATGTGTCAACCCCATATAACATGGGCATAAGTATGAGTGTGTTTGCCAAGAATCAAGAAGATGGATTACAAATTGTTGAACAAATTCTTCCTTACTTCAATCCTGATTTCAATGTCACCATCAACACCATTCCAGAACTGGGTGTGAAAAATGATTTGCAAATCATTCTGGATAGTGTAAGTTATCAAGATGAATGGGAAGGAAGTTTTGATAAACGGTTATCTGTGATTTGGGATTTAAACTTCACCATGAAGTTGAACTTCTTTGGATATGTCTATGACACCAATCTCATCAAGACGGTTATTCAAAACATTTATGCTGATGAGAGATTGGCACCAGGAACAGCACCAACTAATACACAAGTGGGAACTCGTATCACCACCACATTGGATCCAGAAACGGCATCGCCATTAGATGATTACTCCTTTATACAGGAATTTGACGAAATATACACAGGTGAATAATGTTTGAAAATCTTGATGATAAGTTTGAAGTGGTTTCCACAACACCTCAGACAATTGAAAAATTTGAAAAAACACCAGTAGATGATGACGCCGACCATGCACGTGAGACTCTTCGGACACTCATTGACAAAGGGAATGAAGCCATTGATGGCATTCTTCACATTGCCAAGAACAGTGACCATCCTCGTGCCTATGAGGTGGCGGGACAACTTATTAAAACCGTGTCTGATACCGCAAAAGATTTACTAGAAGTTCAGAAACGAAAGAAAGATTTGGAAAAAGAAGATAAACCCAAAATACAAACACAAAACAATTTGTTTGTTGGGTCAACTCATGAGTTGTTGAAGGCAATGAAACAAGCCCAACAACCAGAACAAATTGAATCAGGTAATGACTGAAGAATCCTCATATCATGGTAATCCCAATTTAAAAAGCATTGGGCATCAACATCAATTCACACAGGAAGAAATACAAGAAATTCTCACCTGTCAACGGGATCCTGTATACTTCATTGAGAACTATTGTCATATCGTGTCGCTTGACCGAGGATTGGTGAAGTTCAAGTTATATGAATGTCAGAAGAAAAAAGTGGAAGTGATTCTGAACAACAGAAAAGTGGTGTTGATGGAAGGGCGTCAGCAAGGAAAAACCATCACGGCAGCTGCCTGTATTTTATGGTACACGTTGTTTCAAGAAAGCAAAACGGTTGCTATTCTTGCCAACAAAGGAAGTGCCGCTCGTGAAGTGTTGGATCGTTATCAAATCATGTATGAACATCTTCCCATGTGGATGCAACAAGGAGTTCGTACCTGGAACAAAGGTAACGTGGAACTAGAAAATGGTAGTAAAGTGTTCACCGCCGCCACAACTGCCTCAGGTATTCGTGGTAAATCTGTTAACTGGTTGTACATTGACGAAGCCGCCATCATTCCCAACAATGTTGCCGAACAATTCTTTGCATCAGTATACCCCACCATTTCTGCCGGTACCACCACGAAGATTCTGTTGACTTCCACTCCTTTAGGATACAATCATTTCTGGAAGTTCTGGAATGAAGCAGAAAAGAACAAAAATGGTTTCGTGTCTCATTTCATTCCCTACTGGGAAATTCCTGGGCGTGATGAAGAATGGGCTGAAGAACAAAAGCGAACGTTAGGAGAAATAAAATTTAATCAAGAAGTGTTGTGTGAATTTCTAGGTTCCACAAACACATTGATTAATGGTAGAACGTTGGCAAACATGAGTAGTCTGGACCCCATCTATTATAATGAAATGGGATTATCCATCTATAAAGAACCTGAAAAAGATAGAACTTACGTCATCACGGTGGACGTGGCTCGTGGAGTAGGAGGAGATTATTCCGCCTTCACTGTTGTGGATGTTACTGAGATGCCTTACATGCTTGTTGGAAAATTCAAGAACAATACAATTGCTCCAATGTTGTTTCCTGAAGTGATTCATAAAGTGGCAAAAGATTACAACCGAGCCATGATACTTGTGGAAACCAATGACATCGGGGGTCAGATTGCCGACATTTTATATGCCGACTTGGAATATGAAAACATTCTAAGCACCATTAAAGAAAACAATCAAACATACATCAGTCCTGGATTCTCGAAAACCACAACCCTGGGTGTGAGAACCACGAAATCTGTAAAACGGCAGGGATGCTTCGCCATCAAGAGTTTGCTGGAAGAGAAAAAACTAAATATATTTGATGCCGAAACCATTCATGAATTCTCAACATTCATTGAGCGAAATGGTAGCTATGTAGCTGATGAAGGGTATCACGACGATTTAGTGATGACTTTAGTGTTATTTGGGTGGTTAACCACCAATCAATATTTCAAAGAACTCACGGATGTCAATGTCCGTGAACGTGTATACAAACAACAAATGATGCAAATCGAGGATGAATTAACTCCTTTTGGTTTTGTAGACACTGGATTAGATGAAACCACATTTGTTGCTGATAATATTGTATGGTCAAGCGATGGAAATTTGCCATGGAAACAAGATATAGATTCATAAACTTATAAATATTTTCAACTGTCTTTTACAAAATTAGACTGATAAAAGTCTTTGAAATAAACATATCATAGGAGATAAACATGGCATTTCAACTTTCGCCAGGCGTTTTAGTCGTTGAAAAGGACTTGACCAATGTTGTTCCCGCAGTTGCCACATCAATCGGTGGCTTTGTAGGAGAATTTCAATGGGGTCCTGTTCTCGAACCAGTAACAATCAGCTCAGAAATTGAACTTGTGAAAACATTTGGTAAACCAAATGACACAACAGCAGCAAGTTTCTTCTCAGCTGCCAATTTCTTAAGCTACTCAAATAATCTCAAGGTTGTTCGTGTAGTTGGCACAGCAGCACGAAATGCTGTATCTTCAGGTACCGCTGTTGCCATCAACAATGAAGAAGCCTGGGAAGCCAGTTATGCCTCAGGTCAAGCATCTGTAGGTGAATTTGCTGCCAAGTATCCAGGCGCCTTGGGTAACTCACTTAAAGTTTCAATGGCAGATTCTGCAACATTCACTGGTTGGGCATACGAAGCTCAATTCGATGCTGCTCCTAGTACATCAGCATATGTCAGTGGTTTAGGTGGTGCCGATGACGAACTTCATATCATCGTTGTTGATGAAGATGGATTAATTTCTGGCACAGCAGGAACCATTCTAGAAAAGTTTGCCAATGTGTCCAAGGCAGTAGACGCCAAGACTTCAGAAGGAGCTGCCAACTACTATGTTGAAGTTCTTTCAGGTTCACGATACATCTGGTGGATGGATCACACCACATCAGTAGAAGCAGGTGACACCGCCTGGGGTTCAAACGCAGCAGGTACAACATTCAAGACCATGTCAACTGTTGTAACTCGTTCTTTGACCGGGGGTGTTGATGCTTCACCTTCAACAGGTAATGTTCAAACCGGATATGATGAATTTGCCAATGCTGAATTGATTGATGTCAATCTTTTGGTGATGGGTCCACATGGTGCCACAGTGGCAAATGATGCCATCGCCATTGCCGAAGATAGAAAGGATTGCATGGTGTTCATTTCACCTGAACTTGCTGATGTGTACAACAATGCCGGTGATGAAGCCACTGATGTTGTGGCATTCCGTAGCACATTGACATCTTCATCATATGCCGTGCTTGACTCAGGTTGGAAATATCAATACGACAAGTATGCCGACAAGTATCGTTGGATTCCATTGAACGCCGACATTGCCGGATTATGCGCTCGTACAGACACCATTGCTGATCCTTGGTTCTCACCAGGCGGCTTGAATCGTGGTCAAATTCGTAATGTTGTGAAGTTGGCATATTCACCAGACAAGACAGACCGTGATACATTATATAAGAAGGGTGTGAACCCTGTGGTGTCATTCCCAGGTGAAGGTACCGTGTTGTATGGTGACAAGACCCTCCAATCCAAGCCATCAGCTTTCGATAGAATCAATGTTCGTCGTTTGTTCATCGTACTAGAAAAGGCAATTGCCACAGCAGCCAAGTATCAATTGTTTGAATTCAATGACGCTTTCACACGTGCACAATTCCGTAACTTGGTGGAACCATTCCTCCGTGACATCAAGGGTCGTCGTGGTGTTTATGACTTCCGCGTAATTTGTGATGAAACAAACAACACAGGTGAAGTGATTGACCAAAATCAATTCGTGGCTGACATATACATCAAGCCAGCACGTTCCATCAACTTCATCACATTGAACTTCATTGCCACACGAACTGGTGTCGCCTTTGAAGAAATCGTTGGCGCCTAATCTAAATAACTTCTAGGAGAAGAACACATGGATATTTCACAATTTAAGAATAAGTTAGGCGCAGGTGGTGCTCGTCCAAACCAATTTCTTGTGACTCTTACTTTCCCTGCTGCTGTTGGTGCAGGTGCCAGTGATGATTCACTACTAGTAACATCTGCCGCTCTTCCAGCATCAAATGTTAACCCAACCATCGTTCAATATCGTGGTCGTGAAGTGAAGATGGCTGGTGAACGCACATTTGATCCATGGACCATAACCGTATTGAATGATACATCAATGAAGATGCGCCAATATTTCGAACGTTGGTCCAATCTCATGAACAATCGTGTAGATAACGGCGGTTCATTGCAACCCGCTACATATATGTGTGACCTTGAAGTATCACAACTTGACCGTAATGATGCTGTCATTCGCACATATAAAATCTTCAACTCATTCCCAATTACTGTTTCTGAAGTGGCATTGGCCTACTCAGCAAACGATGTGATTTCAGAATTCAATGTGACGTTCCAATACTCACATTTTGAAGTAACACCTGTTTAATCTTATAACTAGGTAAGACATATTATGGATATTTTTGGGTACACCATTAAGCGGAAGGAACCGGCACCAACAGAACGTTCGTTTGTGCCTCCTTCCGATGAAGGGGCACTTGATACCATCAAGGCGGGTGGGTACTATGGTACCTATCTTGACTTGGAAGGTGCTGCTAAGAACGAATCAGAACAAATCAAACGGTATCGTGACATTTCATTAATGGCAGATGTTGATGCCGCCATTGATGATGTGGTGAATGAAGCCATTGCCAATCTTGATAATGAACCACCTGTGAGTATTGATTTAAAGAATGTCAAGGTGTCATCCACCATCAAGAAAAACATCGAGCAAGAATTTGAAAACATTCTTGACATGATGCATTTTAAAAACAAAGCACAAGATTATTTTCGTCGTTGGTACATTGATGGTCGAGTATATTTTCACAAAGTCATTGACACAGCAAAACCCAAGCAAGGGTTAACTGATGTTCGATACATTGACCCACGAAAAATTAAAAAAGTTCGTAATGTCATCAAAGAAAAAGAACCCAAGACTGGTGTTGAGTTTGTAAAGAGCACTGAAGAATTTTTCATGTATAATGAAAAGGGTATGCACATGACCCAAAACATCTCAGCATCCACCAATGTGCAAGGATTGAAAATCACGAAAGATGCCATTTGCTATGTACCATCAGGTTTATTTGATGTAGATAATCAAATGGTTCTTAGCTATTTACATAAAGCCATCAAACCAGCCAATCAGTTGCGTATGATGGAAAATGCTCTTGTCATTTATCGTTTGGCAAGAGCTCCCGAAAGAAGAATTTTCTATATTGATGTCGGTAACTTACCCAAGTTAAAGGCAGAACAATATTTAAAGGACATCATGAATCGTTATCGTAACAAGTTGGTGTACGATGCCAACACAGGTGAAATTCGTGATGACAAAAAGACGATGAGCATGTTGGAAGATTTCTGGTTGCCTCGTCGTGAAGGTGGAAAGGGGACGGAAATTTCCACTCTTCCTGGAGGACAAAATCTTGGTGAAATTGCCGACATTGAATATTTCCAACGCAAATTGTATCAAGCGTTAAATGTTCCCATTTCACGTTTGCAACAACAAGCAGGATTGAACTTTGGACGTGCAGCAGAAATCACCCGAGATGAATTGAAGTTCACAAAGTTCATTGGTAAACTTCGCCGTCAATTCAGTTTAATGTTTGCTGATTTATTGAAAACACAATTGGTGTTGAAAGGCATCATCACTGAACAAGATTGGAAAGAAATGGCAGATGATGTGGAATATGTGTTTGCTCAAGATGCCTATTACACAGAAAGCAAGGATCAAGAAGTTCTTCGTTCACGCATTGAATTGATAGCTCAAGCAGATCCATATCTTAATAAGTATTTGAGCAAGTCATATATTCAAAAGAAAATCATGCGGTTGTCTGAAGAAGAAATTTCCAACATGGATTCAGAAATGAAAGCTGATTTAGCTGCAAACCCACCCATCGAATCTACAGAACCTCCTACTC